TTGAAAGATTTTACGAAGATGCTGACAATGGTATTTTTGAATTAGAAGAATGGCACGATAGTTTTGTTTTTGGTCACATACTAAATCAATTAAAACCTATTGATCCTAATGTACATGATTACAGTGCCGATATGTACCTTCGCGAAGCCAAAACAGGCGGTGGCGGTCATCCGCTAATTAATGGTCCGTTGGGTAAATGGATGGATCATATGAAAGGTGGACGTAAAGAACAAGGCAAAAGTAAACGATCAGATATAATGGTTAGTCGTAACGAAAAGTATTGGCAAAGTTAAACATACTGTTTCATCAATTCCCATGCTTGCCCACTAGAAGTTTCTTCAAAATTCCAATGGCACATTGCAATTCTTTCAAGCCAATGCTGTCTATCATACAACTTAGGATTTTCTAAACGCTTTAGAGTTGTGTTTGCAACTTCACCATACATACTAAAATTTAAATCTTTATCCATTTGGAAAACAGGTATGCCCTCAATTAGACTTGCAACTCCTGGACTAGAATTATATATTACAGTTGCCCATGCATTTTTTAAGTCTAACTCGATTGGTTTATCTTTTGGACTTATTGTTACTCCAGGAATATCTAATTTTAAATATTGATTAGTTTTTCCATCGCCCGGATGCCCTCTAACAACTATAGGTCTGTCAGTAAATTTTTTTATTTGAGATATTGCATTACGACAAAAATCCATTACGTCTAATCCTTTCATGCTCCAACCGCCGTTACGTTGTAAACATAAAAGTATATGATTACCGTTCTGTCTGTAATCTTTTACATTTATATCTAAATTATTTTTTATAGATTGCCATCTTTTAGGATCAATATCTGTATCAAAATAAAATCCTGAGTTTCTAAAAACACCATCAAAAGAATATCTCAAATAATGATGTGGTTCATTTGATTTGTTTACATATAAAAACAAATTACTATCAACTACTAAGGTTCTTTTGTTTTTTATTCTTTGATGGTCTACAACTCGTTGTCGTAATTGTAGATGAGGTGCTTGTTTTCCTTTAGCATGAACAAACCCCTGTAATAAAGCAACATCACAATCTTCAATAGAATGACTGTGGTTATTGACACCGGTATCCCCTTTAGCATTTACACCTTGAACAAAATTATTTAAAATTGCAGGTTTTTCTGGCTTACTATTTTTTGCTGGGATTCCAGAGTGGTAGGCTACTAGTTTCATTTACTGTTCTCCAAGCGAATCCTGACTCCATTTCTGGTACTGAAAATTGACAATAAGATAAATGTGCCATGAATGCATCCATTGTTTCTTTATCGGGAAATTTAGGAGTATCTACATTTCTTAGATCTGTTTCACATATAGCAGATGCTGCATTTTGTCCTAATACTATTGCAGGAACACCTTCCATCATTGATTCTACTGCGGCAATACTGTTATAGGTAATTAGACAGTGTACATCATTATTAAGTGCTTGTTGTATTGTTTTGCTAGTGACTCGTTGAGTTCTGTTCGGTTTTAGTCTTATTTCAATTGGTCTTTTTGTAATTCTTTTTAGTTGATCAGATACTTGTTTAGTCCAAACTTCGGGATTAGGTTGACCAAACATATCCATTACTTTTAAACTAGGTGGACAAATAAGTATTTTCTTTCCTTTTTTCCTTCCTTGATATTTGTATCCAAACATTTTTAATCTATCATGTTCGCGTTCAACAATTGGACCTATATACTGTAAATTGTTTTTTGTTATTCGATGAACCCATTTTGTTTTGCCATTTCCAAAATATCCTGTATCTACAGCATAAAAAGTTCTGCCTGTTTCTTTACATCTGGTGATTGCTTTACGACTACCTCCACCTAATCCTCTAATTACTAAAGGAACATCTGTGTGTTCTTCGTCTTCCCAGTTACTAATATATCCTTTTGCACCTCTAATAAAATGCATTAATATAGGATCATACAAGTGTCCTTGAGATTTATAACTTATTCCACCGTCACTATCAATCGCTGCTACTTTATTACCCATTGCTTTTTCCATTTTCTCCTTCACTATGTCAAGGCTTGTGTTTAAATATTTATTAGTAGGATCTATCATATAGTCAATGGCAGAATCGATAAAATCTTTCTTATCATCTTCTAACATTTCGTATTTGTTTATCTTTGGTGCTTTCGGTGATAGATTTTTTAAATATCTTTTTTCCATCAACAGCCAGTCTGCTGCATATTCACAAGTTTCATAATCCTTAAACCAAGGACCTCCTTCGGTGTAATGTAATGCTAGAGGCTCGCCATTTTGGGGTTCTTTGTAATGTCCTACTAACCAATTCCATTTGTGACTTAATCTACCTATTTGATTGTCTTCTAACCAACTAAATCTATGGAAGTAAGCACCGTCAAATTTCTTGTCGTTTACATGTTCTGCTGTTAATTTTTTATTAGCTGGATGACCACAATTCCATAATACTAGTGAACTCCAATTTTTGCGTGGATATATGTGTTGTTCTTTTCCATCCATTTTTGTACCTTCTTTAGGAGCGTAATCATGATGAACACACATAACAGCATATTTGTCGTCTGCTTTTGCAAATAAATCTCTTACATTTTGTTTGAAGAGAAAGTCACAATCACAAAATAATGCCCAACCTTTAAAGTTTGTTAAGTGAGGTATTAAAAAACGTGAAAATGTAAATTCTGTTGAACCAAGTTTATCTTCAGGTCTAGTGTAATCACCTGATTTTTTTAACTCTTTGAGTTTGAGAGGAATTACTTCTATGGTTTCGGTATTTTTACTATTTTTAAAAATGCTTTCTCTACAAACTTGATAGGCGATATCTTCACTTGAATCGTAACCTACAAATATTTTTATTTCAGCGTCTTTCAATGTCTTCCTCCACGCAATTGGCTCCGTACTGTATTTCTACAAGTTTTAACGGAACGTCTGATTCATTTGCTAATTGATGCCACATACCATTAGGTATATGTAAAGATTGATGTTGATTAAATGTACCGTACAATTCATAATCTGAACTTCTGTTAATGGTGTAAACTGTTGCTGTTCCTTCTGCAACAAACCAATGTTCACTACGTTCTTTGTGCTTTTGCATAGATAACTTATTACCCGGCGGCACAGCTAATTCTTTAACTTTAGTGTGTTTTTCATACTCATGTATCACTCTATAATACCCCCAACTACGTTCTGTTTTTGGTGCCTTCCATTCGTCTAATATCCAGCTGCTTGAGTTCTTTTTATCTTCTCCACCAACACCGAATTCAAAACTTACACCATATTGATTCTTATACATATCATATTCTGGTGTTGAACTATCTGTTCTATCTCCGCCATTTGCAAAAATAATTTCTGTATCACTACCCGTTGTAGACATCATATAAAATATTGCATGACAAGCAGTATCGTCAGAATCATCAAAACTAATAACTCTATCTACCATGCTTAGATTCTTTACAACTTCAAGTCTTTCTTTGAATGGCATAAAAGCTCTACCCTTTTTTCGGGTAAGCCAATCGTCTGAATTAAGGCCAACTACTAATTCGTTGCCTAACGCCTTTGCGTCTTTAAAAAAGGCTATGTGACCGCTATGTATAGGATCAAAGCCTCCGGTGACTAGAACAATCTTTTTCATGCATATATTTATATACGCAGTTTACTTATAAATAGTTTTATGAGTTATTACATCGATTTTGAAATCCCGCACATTTTTATCCATATTCCAAAAACTGCGGGATCTAGCATTTTACAAGTTATTAAGCAAAATTATAATTATAAAGTAATTGAAAATAGTAATACAACGTACTCAAATTATCATAGCACATTAGATCATGCATCTGAATTTATTCAGACTGAATTTATTCAAGCAGCAAATGGCGATCATTATGTATTTACAGTTGTAAGAAACCCATGGAGTAGAGCTGCTAGTTGGTTTTATTTTCGAAAAGAGGTTTTAAGACAAGGGTTAAAGGCTCTCTACGCAGGTAAAAATTCAAAGAAAGTTATAAATGATTTTGATGTAGTAAAAGCAGAATATGATTTAATGGATCGAGGGTTTAACAAATGGTTACCATTATATTATAATCATAAATGGGATCACACATGGTTTAGTCTAAACGATACTCAACATTCTTGGATAGAATCTAATAATTTTAAAGTTAATAACATTATAAAATTTGAAAACATTGATAACGAAATTGCAGAAGTTCCTATTTTTAAAAACAAAGTTTTGCCGTTGCACAATGTCGGACCGGTATCATATGACTATGTTTCTATGTATAACAAAAAATCAAAAAAATTAATAGAACAAATATATGAAATAGACATTGACACTTTCAAATATACGTTTAAATAATCCAACGAGATTGTGCCGCTTGAAATCTGTCACTCCACTTAGCATTTCCCTTGCCTGTCAGGACTAAGGACTGATTAGATTTTTTTGTGTGATCACAATATTTTCTATCAATTGGTGTTAAATTGTGTTTTTTTGAACATTCTATAAAACAGTCTTGATCTAAAAACCCATAAACAGAATTATTACTAAACTTATGCTTTAACATATCTCCCCAGTCACGTAACAAAGGACTATTATTATTAAATGCAACAAGACTAACAACAAATCTGTTTCCTTTTACAGCGAGACATCCTGCATCGTTATCTTTTAGCATGTCATCTATATCTATTTTTGCTTGACAAATAGTATCCATGTCATATGCGGCAATAGGGTTTTTGCCGTCCCATAATTCTGAAAGTCTAACAAATCTAAAACTAGCATACACTGCAAAAGTCATTAGATGTTTCATTTTATCTTCTAAACTAGTATGGCCATAATTTTTTTCAGAAAATTTCATCCCGTTTTTTAATTTTGCTTTTAAAATAGGATCTTTATCGTTAACAAATATATCTAAATGAGATTGTGTTAATTTGTCTATATATTCTTGATCAATATTTTCGATATTATACTTACAGCCTAATGAATTTAAATCGGCTATATCGGCTTCATCTGGATTAAAAATTTGTACAAATATATCTTTGTCAGAATTGTAGTGCATAAAACTTCTTACAAATGATCTACCATATTGTTTCCAATATCTAGAATCGCCGCCTGTAAAAATTGTTGTATTGTTTATCATAACCTAGCTCTGTGTTTAAAAATATAATCTTCATTTATTTGATCTATTTGTTGATATTCAAGATCATTCATTAACCTAAACACATTATCTCTACTATATTTAAAATTTTGTAGTGCAGAATTAATTTCTAAACAGATAGTAGGATAAAATTTACTAATTGTTTTGCGAGCGCCATTAATGGCATTAATTTCAAACCCTTCAATATCTAAATGTATTAAATCGCACAAATGTAAATTAAGATCGTCTATTAGAAGTGTTGGAATATTTCCTTTGCCTGCTATATGATAAGTTCCTATGTTTATTCCTTTTTTCACATAAGATGCAGGTAAGGCCAAACTTACTAATTCATGAGAATCTCCTAGACACGATTGAAATTTTATAACATTTGTGTTTTGCACATTTTTATTAAGGCAAAAGAAATTTAAAGGATCTGGTTCAAATGTATAAACAGTATCGAATATATCTGCATATACTTTAGTGTAATAGCCAACATTTCCGCCCGCTTGAATACAAACTTGTTTATTAGCACTATGACTAGCTATTTGTTTAGGTTGTTCTGCCCAATCACTTTTTTGTTTGGCTGCATTTGTTGCGCCAATTTTGGGAAAATAAAAATTATTAACTAGCGTAATTTCGTCATCCATTGAATTTAAAAATTGCGTCATCATCTACCATTCCTACTTCAGAGTATCCTAAGCTAGTTGTTAAATTCCTTACATCATCGTTAGTATGATTGTATTTTTCTGCAAGACCATTTAACTCTAATGCGATTACAGGTTTGCATCTTTTTATAGTATCAATAGCACCTAATAATGCAAACTTTTCAAAACCTTCAATGTCGAAATGTATTAAATCTACAATTGGCAAATTTAAATTATCAAGAATTATTGTTGGTATAGAGCCAGTTCCTTTAACCCTATATCCTCCACTATTAGGTTTTTTATGATGTACTTCGTCGTAAGATAAATTTACAAAGTTTGGTTCGTTACCTAAACAGCTTTGAAATTTAACCACTTTAGATCCTGTGTTTTTTGTAAGACAATAAAAATTCACCGGGTCAGGTTCAAATGTGTAAACAGTATCAAATATGTCTTCATACATTTTTACATACATCCCTGCATTGCCCCCTGCTTGAACAGCTACACGTTTTTGATTAACATATTCAGCAACCTTTTGAGGCACATGCTGTCTACGAGAAAGGTATCTCCAACAAGCCACATCATGTTTTGGCCACCACCAACTGTCTCTTATTTCAATAAGTTTCTCCATTAAGATGATAAATGTCCTGTATTAGTATGAGATGCTCCAAATCTATTTTCTATACCTTTAGGGTTTAACATTACAATACTAGGTGTTACATAATTCATATCGCAATATAATAGATTTGGCTGTATATCTGCTGGTAATATACCGTTAGATTTTGTGGCATTAATTAATTTCTGTGCCCCTGTTGGTTTTATGATGTATCCAAAGGCACCTTTAATATGATTGTTATTGATATATTTAAATTGATGATTTACATTTTTTTTCTTTTCTTCTAGTTTTTTTACTATAACCGGGTTTTTCTTTTCTAGTTCAATTTGGTTAATGTATTCTATACCTGATCTAGATAGATTTAGATAGTTATGCCTGGTATAGTCTAAATTTAAATAATCATCAAATTTCTCTAGGATGTCTTTAGGTAATTCTCTAATAAAAATTGCATCATATTCTAATACACCAATCGGTATATTATTTTTTACGCATTTTTTCCATAAACTATAATGAGAAAGAAAGCACCCTAAAACTCCTTTGCCTCTTCTATCAACCTTATGTTTACCTTCTGGGTTGACAAATAAATTTTCTTTTTTTATGATTTTATTTATATTTGAATAAACACCAGGATGAGGAATTACATTTATTCCATATGTTTTTCCAGAGATAATTGCGTCATTAAGAGGTGCTTCTAAATCAGCATGTCCTTCTTTGTGTATGCAATAAAAGTTTATCATAGACTAGCATCCTCCATGCCTGCGACTCTGAGTTTAACAACATTTGTAATTTGCCATTGCTTTTGATCAAGAGCTTTAAGTACACCCAGCCATTTGTTACGCATTAGTGCAAATTCGTTGATAATTTTTTCATAGTCAACAACGTCTGCCTCACCGTCAACGTATTTTTCAACGTCACGGCTTGACAGAGCTCGTTGATAGTTTTCAAGATACTTTTTGAAAAATGAACTACGCAACCTGCGTAGCTCAATGTTTAGATAGTTTAGGATTGCTTCAATTTCTTGAAGTTGGTTAAAACGATGTTCAACAATACCCGGCATTTCTGCCGCGGCTCGTTCTACATTGCCGTGTAGTTTTACTTCCTTACGAGCTTCAGAAAGTTCTAACTCAAAGTGAGCTACTGCGTCGGGAATCTTAGAAATATCTCTAGATATTTCACTAT